AGCAGCGCCAGCAGCCAGAGTGACGAACCAGCAGTTAGGCTCCCCGAGTTCAAAGTTTTGCTCCTCCACGCTCCACCGGCAGGCTTTGGCCAGCATGAAGCACTCCGGAGAGTTCCACACATAGCCGCTGCTCAAATGCTCCCCTACCGCTTCCCAGAAGTCTTGGGTCGCGTGGTTGTCCCACCATTGTTTTGCGCGTTGCCATGGGGTCATCGGAAGATTGAAACACAAGCAAACGCCGGATCTGCTGCTGACCCAGAAACCTCATTGTAGCAAGCGATCACCGCATATCCGCTATTCCATCCAGCGGTATAATTAACGGCGGCAATGGCCATTTGCCTGCCATCAATAGAACCATTAGCGCCAGTGCATTGCCCCAACGCGATGCTGTAGTTCTGGTCAGGCATTGCGGTGGAAAAGTTGACCGTGAAACTTCCTGCGCTGTTTTTTACAACACTACTGACATTTCCGCTGGCGCGGATCTTCACGGTGCCGCCATTTACTGATGCTGCCGTGTCTGCGGCGTTGCGTGTTCCATCAAAATTCACCCACGCTCTGCACGCAAAGATCGGCGGGTCGTTGTCAGCGTTGAGCGCCTTTTTGATTTCTCCGGCGTTGGCCGCTAGAGACAATTTGTCATTGGTAACAGCATCATCTGCGATCCGCGCAATCGGCAGGGTGCCGGTCGTGATTTTGTTGGCGTCAATTCCGCTGGCCAGTTTGGCGTTGGTAACGGCGTCATCGGCGATGCGCGCAATCGGCAGGGTTCCGGTTGTGATTTTTGCCGCATCAATGCCGCTTGCCAGCTTGATATTTGTGACGGCGGCGTCAGCTATTTTGCTGGTTGTGACTTCTGCATCGGCTACCAACACGGTCGGCGCGGCGGTTGCGTTGAGGCCGGCCGGCGTAACGGTCTCGCCGCTCACCCACACTTTGTTTGCTGTTACTGTTGCCATGATTGTTCTCCTTGGTTGTTAAGCTGCGTTCCTTGTTTCAGTCGGCGGAAGGCTCTTCGGCGATGCCTCAATGCTGGCCGAGCGTATTTCCGGCCTTCCATTGTTTGTTTCGTAAATAATCTCTGCTGCGTGCGCCTTGTAGCGAATCGGCGACTTTGCGTTGTAGTCTTCTCGGCCGCCCGAGGAATTGGTCAGCGTGCCGATAGTTTCGCTAAGGTCTGGATTGATGGTTTCAATCTTTGTGGTCAGCGTGGCCCCAGATGGAATGACAACATCGGCAATGGTGCGGAGAAACCGCTTTGAGTGCATGTCGCCAAAGTCGTATCGGCGCGTGCGAATTTCGCCGGGAACCGGAGACACTATGTTGACGCTGCTGTCTGGGCTGTCGTCTCCGTCTTCGCGCTGGTTAAGAAGCATGAGATAGCCGGCGCGGTTGGAGATCATTATGCGGCGCTCTCCATCCACATTGCCCACCAAGAAGTTGTTTACGCCGAAGCCATACTCGTCGGTCGTCTCCCAAGCCTCGTTGAGCTGGTTGTAAATGAAGACGCCATTGTTGCTGTCTGTCGCAGAGGCGAGCGGAACGGCGAGGTAGTAGCGATTGTCTTGGTAGACGGCAACAGAGTCCTCAATAAGGTCGGCGTTTAGCGCTTGCAACTTGTCTGCAATTGGGTCGCTCAGAGGCTTGGTGTCGCCGCGCAGCTTGAGGTCTAATCTTGCATCCAAGCGGTAGACTCCAGCGTCTGAAAGGAAGTAGATAAAGTTGCCGGCGGTCACGATGGTGCGGCGTGCCGAACATCCAATTTCATCGGTCAACAGCTCCAACCCGCTTACCGTCGTGTCGATATTGTAGCCATTGCCGCCGGTTGCTGCGGTCTGGGAGATGGTCGCCAGCCAGATGGATTTGCGGCAGAACACAAGCGCCGTGCCATCGACCCACGGATGCACGGCCACAATAAAATCGTTGCCGCCCTTTCCGACACGAAATGATTGCCAGAAGGGGTCATAGAGGTCTGGATCCAATACATCTGAAATCATCACGTTGTGCCGCCCGTCGGGAACGATAAGGCGGTTGTTGATGTAGCTCGCCCAGTAGGTGGATCGCATTTTGCGATATGAGGCGCCTTCCGCCGGAACTCCCGCTGGAGCGCGGACAAAGTCGTTTGTGGTCTGCCCATCCCAGTAAAGCACCGGCTTTACCCTGCGCACTGAGACATTGGCTCCTAGCTCGCTGGCCGTTCCGCTCGGCACCGTGATGGTGAACCTGTCGCCGTCAATAACGCTGGCAATGTCGTATTCGTGAGCGTTGAAGGCCGCGACAGTTCCTCCCTCAATGCGCACGCGCGCGCCGACAGGGTAGCCATGGCCGTCTATGTGAACCTTGGCCACAGTGCCAGTAACCTCAATTCCCTCGCCGCTAGTGAAATTAGTGCCCCATCCGGGAAGGCTTCTGTCTGCCTCTCGCAGAAGATAGAGGCGGTTGTATGCTTGAAGCATTGAGACCTTGTCTGTCGGTTCAACGAGTTCGTCGGGAGTTGACGGAAACGACAGCTCGGGCGGCAAAACAACAACAAACAATTCATCGCCTCCGTCTGTCACCAAGTTGTCATTCTCGCTGACTGCCAATAGCGCGATGGCGCCAGCCGAAGTAATGTCCAATGCGCTGTCTGTTATGTAGGTATAAGCCTTGTCGGGGCCGGCAAGAACAATGGCCTCCGTTCCGATGCTCTCTTCTGGCAGAAGCATGAGGGCTGAGGCAAAAATTCCTCCGGTGTAAACAGACCTCACCACCGGCTCGCTCGGCGCCGGGGACAAAATAAACGGCACGGTGAGAGGTGTTCCGCTGACGGAAATATCGTCAGCCAATCGTTTGGCTCCCTTTCGAGTCTGCGCAACGCCTCGGTCCAGCCGCATGTTGACGCTGTCTTGCAGCATGCCAGCAGGCAACGTGAGCGGATTGAGGCGCGAGGCAAAGCCCACGAACCCTGCATCGCCATCGCGTTGAACTGGACTCTCCAATGCCATTAAGAGGTGACTGCCTTGATGACGGCAAAGTTGATGACGGGGGCGTCGGTTGCCGTGCCGCTAATTGAGCGGAAGTTGATGTTGAAAGAACCGGCGGCCACGGCCGTCACGACAAACTCGTAAGGGTTGGTGCCGCTGCGCTGGTTGAGGATGATAACGTCGTTCACGCCGACCGTAGAATTGTTCACCGTAAAGGTTGCGGCCGTGGCCGATCCCGCCGCGCTGAACATCGTGATGCTGCCGCAAATCTCATCAATCTGAACGGAAGTAGTTCTGCTCGTCTGCTGCGTTACGGTTCCGCCGGCGCCTGTGGCATATCCGATGCCAGCCGTTCCGCTGCTTGTTACCGCACCAGTGGCAGCGACCGATGCGACCGATGCAGCTCCGCAGGTCAATGCTCCGCAGGTCAGTGCTCCATTGGTGAGATTGAGTGGCGTGTCGCCAGCTCCGCTGGCAATAAGCCCGATCTCCTGCAGACTGTCCAGCAGGTCTGCGGTAAGAGCCGGCTGGTCTACCGGGGCGGTATTCCAAAAGCCTAGTTTTTGGGATGTGGCCGTCCCGAGTTTTGCTCCTACGGATGTTCCAAGATCAATGTTTTGAGAGTCTGGAATGCTAATGCCCGCCGAGGCGACAACCTGTGTGGCGAAGTTGGAGTTTCCACCGGAGGCGCGCAGCCCAGAGGTGGACAAGACCGAGTCAATCGCCGTTGCATTGGATGGCTGCGAAATTGGCGTGGCATTCCAAAAGCCAAGAAGCTGATTTGTTGCCGTGCCAATCTTGGTTCCAACCGTGGTGCTCAGTGCGTTGTTTTTTTCCGAACGGATACAGTCGCCCTTGAGCTGTGCCGCCGTGACCTTTTTGGTCACTCCTCCGTCGTCAATAACGAGGTTGTCGCTGTCGTCCGGCGTGGCGCCGAGCGCTGTAAGTTGTCCGATTGTTTTGGCCATAGTGCTTGATTAGTTAAGTGCTGCCCTAAGTCTGCTTTTGAATCGCGCCGCATCGGCGGGGCTAATGTCGTTCTTTCGGTTGGGGGCGATTTGTTGGTGAGTCACGATGCGGGACATCGGGATGTGCCACTTCTTCATGCGCGGGATGATGTATTGGATGGCGGACTCCATCGCCGCTTCACCGAGCGGGTCGCTGTAGGTGTCGCCGTCCCACGCCACGCCGAGGCTGTAGCTGTTGCAGTCCGGCACGCCCTGCCATGAGCTGATACCTGCATGCCAGCAGCGGGCCGTGTCGTCGGCGAGGACGGTGCGGTTGCCGTTGCGGGCGATGATGACGTGGTAGGACACTTTGCTTTCGGGGTTCATGCACCAAGAGACGGAGCCGTTGTAGCTACCGGATGTGTGATGCAAGACGATCATGGTCGGCGTGATGGGCCTGCCGCTTTTGTTCGGGGTGTTGAGACGGCGTTCGTCGTAGGCTTTGCTCGCGGCGGGTGTGGAGACGGTTGTGGATTCTAATGGCAAGCTCGGCGAGGCTGGCGCTGGGCCAGTCGCGGACTTCTTGCCAAACAGATTCTTGATCCACTTCCACATTGTTTTACTTCGCGTGGCCTTTAGGCGGCGGGTTGACGGTGACGGTGGCCTGCTGACGCACGAAGTCATAGCCGACCGTCACGCATCCACCCGCAAGAGCAGCCCAGCTCGCGGCGAGGATCGCACACGCAATGAGTTTTGTGGCGCGGACGCTCATGGAGTCAGAGGCGGGCGTTGTTGTCTTTGGCGACGATCAATCCCCAACCGGCGAGCAGGCTCGCGGCGATGAGGCCGAGGTCGGGGATGCTGCCGTTGGCGAGGAACTCGCGGCCAGCGGTGCTGAGACTTGCGATGATTGTGAGCACTCCGAGGAGTGAGGTTTTCCAGTTTCTCATTTCTTTAGTTCTTTCTGTTTTTTCCGAATGTCGTGAAGGACGCTGATGAGCGTGGCCAGTCCGACCAAAATTCCGATGATGAGTCCGCCGATGCGGAGGGTTGCTTCAAGGTGCGGTAACATTGAAAAGATGGACGATCCGATGCTGGTCGCGGTGCCGATCACGCCCTTCTCGGTCGTTGTCATGTGATAGTGCCACGAGGTCATAGCCAGACTCTCCGTTGCTGGGTCGGTGTCACGCTGTAGGTCGGTGCCGGATCTGGCCGGGCGTCGGTCACGCGCAGATTGAGGTGCCAGCCGTCGAGCAGTGTGCTGACCGGATTCTCGGGGTCGGTCATGTCCACGTCTGCCAGCACACCCACCGGATCAAGCGCATAGCCGTCGCCGCTGGTCTGCCAGCCGTTCTCGGCATCGTAGTAATCGGCCAGCACGGTTTGCGCCGTCTGCTCGTCGGGGAATTTGTAGAGGTAGTCTTGCATATTAGGCGGTTTTAGGGCTTAATTGCGGTATGGATAAATGTGCCCGCTGTTCCTGTGAAATTCCCTCCGGCGGCGTTGGCTGGCATGTGTGCTTCGACCCTTGCCATGAGCGCAACATCTGGGGCGGCGACACCTTTGAGACCCGCGCCTACCTGTGCTCCGAATGCGGTGAGCACTTGGCCAGCGTGAGCGGGATTGAGGATGAGGTTGGCGCTCATTAGGTCGTGAGTTGTTGCAGCAGCGTGTTGCTCAAGCGGCGGGGCCAGTAAGCGAGCTTGCGGATGTGGCCGTTGAGCTTTGGGGTTGGCCCGTTGTTGTTATGCTCTCCTATCAACAGCCGATCACACACTGGTAGTGGCGAAATTGTATCAGCTTCGTCAGACACGACAGAACGGCCAATAGCTGATCCGAAAACATGACCTAACGAATTATGTGCCGCCGCCATCTTTTGAATGGTTACCCCGTCCAAATTGGCGCTATTATCGTTTACCTCATTCAAGTTTGGCGTCGGGGCAGCACTATTGCGAAACAAGAAATTTGCAGTGCTGGCGGCTGTCCTTAATCCGCCATTAAGACCTCTTCCAAAAGTCTCCTGAGCAAGACTTGCAAAACCTTCTCCTATATTCCTGCGGCCAAAACTTCCCTCCGCAAACAGCGTCCCCTCGCTCTGATTATAGAAGCTGGAGATCGGCGTGACGACCGCACTGTCCGCGCTGCGGGTGGCGGCGGCGGTGGTCGTTGGGATGTAGCTGGTGGGGAAGGCGCCTTGCTCAAGCTGCGGGGCGGCTATGCGGAGGGTGAAGTCGTATGCGACTCCGTTAGAAATCGAAACACGGATAGTAGGGGTAACCCTTGCGGTGGTTGCATCTGTAAGCGTGCGCGTGTGCGAAAATCTTTGAAGCGACGCTGTTAAGGATGGGGCCGCATTTAGGTTGCCACTAGTAACAAAAGTTCCGTCCGCAAGACCTTCTCTTACTCCGATTTGTAAATCAGGAACTGTTCCCGCTATGAGCGCAACGTATGCCGAGTGAGTCCACACTTGGCTGGAAGAAGCTGTAATGGCCGTAAGCCCCTCTGGGTCAAAAAAGTTTTGAACGGTGGCGGTGGCTGTTCCGACAAACCGCACGTCGACATACGAAAGACCATTGGCGCTTCCGAGTGAAATTGTTCTCGTCAGTCCGTTAGCGTTTCCAGAGACGTTCCAGTTGGACGGGCCAGTTCCCGCGCTTCCGGCCACAGCCCCACCAGCCTGCGAGTTGCGGATGCTGTTGGTTCTGGCCTCCTCGATGAGAAGCCCGCGTGACGCTCCGGTCGCGGGGTCGTGGTCGAAGCGTGGCGTGTCGTTGGCGGCAGTTTGCAGGGTGCCGTTGGCGTCGAAGTAGGTGGCGTTCGATGCCCGCGTGAAGGTGATCGCAGGGCCGGTGCCGTTGTTTAAGGTCTTCTCACCGGCAAAGTCGCGGCTGAAGGTCGGGCGCGCGATGGCGGCGCCGGACCCAGCGTTCAGCAACAATGTCGGGGCTAAAAGCATTAGGCGGTGTAGGCGATGACTCGGCCGCTGTGCAGGTCGAGGGCGGTGAACTTGCCGAAGAGGATCGTGCCTGCCGGAATGACGGGGGCGCTGGCGTCGGTCGTGTTCGCAATGTCGGCGATGTTGCCGGTCAAGGTGTGGAACTTGGCGTCGGCGAGGACTTGCACGGCGAGCCAGTCGCCGGTGCGGGCCGTGGTGTCGGCGATGTAGATGCCGCCGCTGAGGCCGTTGGTGATTTTTTGGTTGGGGTTCATGATTTTAGAGTTGGCAGTTGGCAGTTTTCAGTATCAGTTGGTTTGCTCTGCAAACCTGTCTCGCGGACTCGGCTGGCAGTTCAGAAGGTCTTTTAGTCTTTTAAGCTCTTGGTCTTTTGGTCTGCCTGGGCCGCTCAGTAGTGTCCGATCCGGGCGGACCAGGCTTGGGGTTGGTTTTGCTGGAAGTAGAATTTGTCCCGTTCGGTCACTAGTTCATTCATGGCCTTTTCTTCCATGAGGGTTGATTTCGTGAGCTGGCCGTCTTCTTCGAGGAGGCTGGCGGTGAGGTAGTAGCCGACGGCTTTGCTTAGGACCGCGGGGACGGTGGCGGTGAGGTTGCTCGTCGTGTAGGTGTCGGGGCGCGTCCGGTAGCGGACCCAGGCGGTGGTGGGGATGTCGGTGTCGTCCGGAAAGCGGATGCTGTCGCCGAGGAGGCTGTATTGCAGTTCGCGGGGTGAGGCGGTTTTGTTCGGGTTGTCCCGAGTGATGGCAAAGACTTCGCCCATCGGGGTCTCGCCGCCGCCTTGGTCGTAGTCGATGTAGAAGCCGTTGGTTTCGTTGCCCTGGATGGTGCGCTCTTCGATGCGGCACAATTCGGGCCAATCGGCCCAGGTCCAGCAGGCCTCGATGGCGTCGTTCGCCGACGCGACGAGCATGGTCTGCGCACCGGAAGGCACATTACTGATTGTGCTGGCATCATTCCCGACGCGTTGCCACGCCCGGAGGATGATGCTTTGGAGAGTTACGGTGCGCATGACGATGAGTGACGAGTGACTTGTGACGAGTGACGAGTTAGGAATTCAAAGAGTTCATGGCCGATTGCACGGCGGTCTCGAAGGACACCGGAGGCTGCGGCCAGTCGTTGCGGGGGCTTGGATCGGACGCGAAGATGGCGAGGATCTGCTGCAAGTATTGCTCGATGGCGTCCAGCTCGGGGCTTTGCTGGCCGGCGGCGGCGAGGGATTGGCGGAGATAAAGCAACGTGGGCTGGCGTTCGCCTCCGAGGCCGACACTGCGGAGGTGTTCTTCGGCGGTGACGGCGGGCGGCGGTGTGGGAATCAGCGTGCGGCTGGCGGCGTCCCAGATGAGGCTGCCGTTTTGCAGTCCTTCGCCTTGCTCGTCGGTGAGCGGGAGCGCGGTGATGCCTTCCGGCAACGGATCGGCGATGACGGTGCCGATGCTGACGCTTGCGCCGGTCGTGGTGTTATAGAGGAGGTGCCAGTTTTGCATGTTAGCGGATTCCGATGAGAGTCATGTCGTAAACGCTTGGGCTTGAAGGGATGTCATGCCTCACTGACAGACGCGTGCCAGAAGGAATGGCGGCGGTAATGAGCGAAGACGTGCGAGCCAAAAGGCCCACGGCTTCGGAAGCATTGTAAGTGGCGAATATAGAACCTCTGCTAATCTCCGAACCGCTGGCGCCAGTTCCCAAGCGGTATTCGACGCGGATATTCCCTATGGCTCCCGCGCTTGCGCTGGGCACCATGACCACTGCCTTGTAGGCGTTGGCGGTTGATGCGGTGATTTGCACCCACGTTCCCGACGCGCCAGACATAGCGGTTCCTGCGCTGGTTGCCGTGGATGTTCCAATCACATCGACAGCGGTGGGAGCGTAGGCGTAATCACCCATGTCGAATGTAAATACGCGGACAGTGGCCGTTTTGCCGCCAGTGACCAAAGATTGAATGCGGGCCGACAAGCGCGTGCCGCTGGCAACTTTGATAGGCACAGAAAACGTCAGGGTGCACAGCGAGGCGTTGCTGTTGTTTGCAGAGCCAACGGCAACATCGGGAATAATTGCCGTTTCCGCCCCGCTGGCACCGGTGCCGATATCAACAAGGGTCGCCGTGTCGACTCCGGACGAAACTATGCCCGCGACTTCTACAATCAAAAATGAAGCGTTGGCGGAAGTGCTGGCGACCAACTCAACCCAAGCGCCCTTGGTGTGCGCGGCAGTGTCGGCGGTAACGGTGATGTCGCCCGAGTCGTTGATGGGCACTTGCGACATGTCCTCAAACCAAGACTTCTCTTTGAAGAGCGGCGTGGCACCGAGATAGGCTTTTTGCAGGAGGGCCATAGGTCAGGGATCGGTGATGAGGAAGAGCGTGGCCGCGTCGGGACTTCCGATGGCGGCGTATTCGGCGGTGGTGAGCGAAACGATGTTGTTGACCACGTCGCTGCCGGTGCCGGCGGAGGTGTCGCTGACGACGTTGGTGCCGGAGCGGTTGGCTATGGTCAGCGTGCGGGTGGTGCTGGCGCTGATGCCGGAGAGTTGGAAGGCTAGATTTTTGGAGCTGTCCGCGTTGTCATAGAGGAGGAAGTTGGCGTCGTTGAAGACGTCGGGGAGGATGCCGGCATACGTCCAGTCGGCGTCGCGGCTGACTCCTGCCGTGGCGGTGCGGATGTAGATGCCGGCGGGTTTGCGGGCGATCAACCAGGTGCCGCTGGCTTCGCGGACGAGCCAGGCGGTGTTCAGGGCGGCCGAGCCGTCGAGGGGGAGATCGGTGTAGGTGGCGACTTCGCCGTCGATGTAGGACGCGCCGCCGCCGCCTCCAGACCCCTTGAGGTCGAAGTTGCCGGTCAGCGGATTGAAAGCGAAGGCCATTAGAGGAAGTGACGAGTGACTTGTGACGAGTGACGAGAGCCGGAGGTCAGAAATTTGAGATTTAAGAGCGGACGACGGTGGCGATGCGGGCGTCGTCCGAGGACGGCGTGCCGCCGACATAGGTGAAGGTGAGCGTTGCGACGGTGTTGGTTCCCTCTTTGTAGACGACGCTGGAAAGATTGTTGGTGGTCGAGACGTAGCTCAGCTCAACGGTCGTATGCTGAGGGATGTTCAGTCCGGGAATGTTTCTGACTTGGACGTTGGGGTTCATGGGACGGAGAAGTTGGCAGTTGGCAGTTGGCAGTAGTCAGCGGGAGGCATTAGGCGGCTTGGGCTCCGGCGGTGGCGCCTCTTGCGGCGAAGGCTCCGCCCATGCTAACTGCCAACTGCCA